AAGGCAGAAGCTAAACGTAAATTTAAAGTATACCCAAGCGCATATGCAAATGCTTGGCTGGTTAGAACCTATAAGAAGCGTGGTGGCACCTACGCCTAAATTGGAGAAGTAAAATGGGCATAGCAATTGTAGATAAAAAAACAAACCGTAAAATAGGGGGTACTCCCGGCGGTAAAAAGGTTGGCGAAAAAATGAAGGGTAGTGGTCGTAATGCAGCCCCTCGTGACGCAAAACCGTTTAGAGAAAAGTTGATTAAATCAACAGCAACTAAAATAGCTAAAGCTGCAGACCCCGGTGGTAGACTTAGTGACCAAGATATGGCTCGTGCTATGAATATAGCTCGTGGAATGATTGGACCAAAACAATCTAAAAGAATGGGCGGCAAAGTTGCACCAAAGAAAATGATGCACGGCGGTAAGGTCAAGAAGAAGTAAGCATGGCGAAACCAAAGGGCGGCTTAACTAAATGGTTCAAGGAAGACTGGCGAGATGTAAAGACCGGCAAGAAGTGTGGTCGTTCCGGTAAGGATAAAAAGAAACGTCCCTACCCAGCCTGTAGACCTGCCAAAGTCGCCAAGCGTATAACTAAAAAAGAAGCAGCTAAGAAGACAGGGCCACGCAGAGTAAACTGGTCTGTTACAGCTTCAGGTAAGAAAAGGACGAAACGTGCCACCAAGAAAGCCTGATAAAATGCCAGCCCGTAACAAGAAGAACTTCCGTTCCACGAAGTCTGGTGCGGGAATGACTAAGGCTGGCGTTGCTGCTTATCGAAAAAAGAATCCCGGCAGCAAGTTAAAGACTGCTGTTACCGGAAAGGTAAAGCCGGGAAGTGCTGCAGCTAAACGTCGCAAGTCTTATTGTGCGAGGTCAGCCGGACAGATGAAGAAGTTTCCTAAAGCAGCAAAAGACCCAAACAGTCGCTTACGTCAAGCGCGGAAGAGGTGGAAATGTTAGCAGCCCTTATTGGACCAATAGCAGACCTTGCTGGAACGTGGATGTCCGGCAAAGTCGCAGAGAAGAAAGCCCAGTCAGCTACCAAAGTAGCTATGGCACAAGCAGAAGCCGTAGTTATGCAGAAAAAAGCTACGGGCGAAATTGACTGGGATTTGGAGATGGCGAAGGGTAGCCAGTCATCTTGGAAGGACGAATGGCTCACCATATTATTTAGTATACCGCTTATCTTAGCCTTCATTCCGGGGATGGAAGACATTGTACGTAACGGATTTCAACAATTGGAGCAAATGCCTGAATGGTACCAGTACAGCTTGGGCGTTATTGTTGCTGCAAGCTTTGGAGTCCGGTCAGCGACAAAGTTCTTTGGTAAGAAATGACGTACACAATGGAGAAGATACTAGCATGGCGAATCCTTCCAAGACTAATGATGCTGGCAATGACACTAATGAGCTATCAGGTGGTACAGTGGTTCATGGCTCTAGGTGCAAGTGCAACGACCCAACAAACTGCATTTGTATCGACGGTTGTAGGGGCTATGACGGGGGCTTTTGCTGTGTGGATGGGCCACGAGTCAAGTAGCACTGTAGAAACTAGGCCGCGTGACTCCAAAAGAAAGTAAAAGTCCCTGCAAAGGAATTTGTGTGTTGGACAAGGAACGAGTTAAGTGTATCGGGTGTGGACGAACCATCGAAGAGATAACTAACTGGGGTAAAACCAAATGAAATACAGAACAGAACATTTCCTAGATAAGTTAATTCACCATGAGGGTATGGTGCTTACTGTATATGAAGACAGTTTGGGCATCGAAACTATAGGAATAGGTAGGAACCTCAAGGACAGGGGTATCACCAAAGAAGAGCTAGACTACATGGACATCCCTAACATGGATGTAGTCTACGAACACGGTATTACCGAAGCCGACGCTCGTTACCTTGCCATGAACGACATACGCATTGTTGAAAACGAATTGTGTCGAGTACATCCTTGCGTCGAAGACTTAGATAGTGTAAGACAGTTGATACTAATGGACATGGCGTTTAATATGGGGGTTCCCAGATTGTGTAAGTTTAAGAACATGTGGGGTGCAATTTACGATGGTAACTACGAGATAGCATCTATAGAAATGATGGATTCCAGATGGGCAAAGCAAGTGGGTTCGAGGGCCGTTAAACTTTCGGATGCGATGAAAGCGGGGGAGTTTTAGGGTGGCATACACAGAAACAAAAAGTAAAGGGTCTTCAACAGTAAAACAAGTGTATTCAGGCCAAGACCCTAAAACGGGATTTAGTCGGTTTATTGGAAGTGCCAAACCTAGCAAGGGACGTAAGGCAGCAAAAAGCGCAGAAACATCAATTTTTGAAGATGTTGGTATCGCGGTTTCTGAGTTTTATGAAAAAGCAAAAACAACTTATAAGGACTATGTAAAATAGATGCCACCTCGTAATCACAGGGATTGGGTCAAGACTCCCAAAGTAGAACACATCAGTTCGTTGATTTATTCTAGTCACGACATCTACAAACAGGAACAAGAAAACATCTTTTCCAAAGTTTGGGTTCCCTGTTTTCACAAGAGCGAGTTACCGAACGAGTTAGATTTTCGAACAGGGCAGATAGCAGGACAGAACATCCTTGCTTACAACACAGGCACAGAAATCAGAGCCTATCGTAACTACGACATAGTGCAGCCATCTGGTACGTTTGCTGCTCAAGTGGTTACTTCTGAACCACGATTACATTGTGAAGTGAAACATGGCGGCATGGTCTGGATTACCCTAGACCCGAACCCTACCATGTCAGTAGAGGAGTGGACCTGTGGTGCTTTTGATTGTATTGAGGATGCTATCGACACTGAAGAAATGGAAGTTTTTCACTATCACAAGGCAGTAATAGATACAAACTACAAGCTGTGGCACGATACCAACAGCGAGTTTTACCACGATTTCATGCACTACTTTAATCGTGTGTCAGGTTTTAACGATGAATACTTTGCTAGAAAGAACATACCATTCGATAACGGACATGTTAATGTTAGCAGCTTCACCGTTAACTACGAAGAATACGATGGCTTTGAGGATAGAGGAGAGCTTAGTTTCCCTAACTTGCCACCCAATCAATGGTACATGGTTGACCTGTTCCCCGGATTTAATTTTAATCTTCGCGGTAGTGCTTATCGAAGCGACAGCGTTACACCTCTTGGGCCAAACAAAGTTCTTATTGAGTTTCGCGGGTATGGTCTTAAAAAGGATACCCCAGAGGAACGGCAGACTCGTATTAAGCATCACAACTCTATTTGGGGTCCATTTGGGCGTAACCTGCACGAAGACCTTATCGGCGTAGCAGGTCAGGGTACAACAATGCGCGAGGGAACCGAACCCCGTAACATCTTACACGGGCGGCACGAGAACAGCACCATCCACGACGAAGTTGGTATGCGCCACTATTACGCAGAGTGGAGCAAATGGATGGGCTTGGATGCAAGTAAGTCTTGGCAATTAGCGGCGTAGTCATGTTTTGTCTTACTGTGGCTACCCCGGTTGAGGTGAAGGTTGATGTACACTCTACGCACAAATGGCTTTCTCACTGCCACGTGGCTATAACTGAACACGGGTTTAACAATCCTGATGCAAATTGCTTCTGCGTTGGAATGGATAAAGAGAATGACTGAGACAGAAAAGCCTGTAGCCGTTAGCATCACTGAGAACAGTTTTGAACTGATATTGAGAATACTGGGCAACGAGTTCATTGCCATCCGCATAGGGTCAACGAACTTTAGTGGTAAGCTTATAGCAGGTAGTATCCTGTTACTTTTCTTTACGTTTATGCTATTAGAAGTGTTTGGTTTATCTAGGATACTGGGCATTGAGTGATGGCTACAAAGATAAGTGAGAATACAGAAGTTGCGTTACCCTTGCGTAACATAATTAGCATGGTGGCTGCTGCATCTGTGGCAACGTGGGCATACTTTGGTATTATCGAACGCTTGAATCAATTAGAAACTAACATCACTATGATGAAGTCTGACTTGGAACAGAACACAGAGTTTCGTATTAAGTGGCCTCGTGGTGAAATGGGTAGTCTTCCAGCAGACAGCGAACAGTTCATGCTCATTGAACACATAGCTAGTGAACTAGAAAAACTACAGAACGAAATAGAAGACGGCAAAGCACCCTACGACCAACAGCAAAAATTAACGCTAGAGTTTTACGAAAAGCGTATCACGAACTTAGAAGATAACATAGAGAAGCTAAGAAACGGCGATGATTGAACTTACTTTTGTATTGCTGTTAACTATGGGCAGTGAAAAGGTAGAGTACACCCCGTATGAATCTTTATCTCAGTGTTTATCGGTGCGGCGTAAGATAAAACGGAACACAGGCGTAACTCATAACTTTGACCAGAAGTGGTCCTGCAAAGAACTTAAAGTTAAAATAGATGAAGACACTGGCAGCATTTTAGAAATCGTAGAAGAATGATTGTGTTTGTGCTGTACGTGTACTTAGGTGCAAATATAATAGACCGCACACAACAGTTCGTAGACATGGATAGATGCCTATACTTTGCTCAGAGATTGTCGCGACAACAAGCTGTTCCGGCGGGTGGCGGTAAAAGAAAAAAGATAACCGCAGTATGTAGACCCCAACCAAAGTAGGAACCAACCAACCATGATTGCAGAAACACTCGCGGGTATAGCCCTTGTAAAGAGTGCCGTAGATGGTATCAAATCTGCAATAGGAACCGCCAACGACATTGGAGACATAGCAGGTTACATAGATAATCTGTTCGAAGGCGAAAAGCAGGTACAGCAAGTCCGTAACAAAAAAGCGGGTAACGTAAGTATTGGGGACCAGTTTGGCGTAGATACTGTTGCTCGTGATGTAATTGATGCACGTATCGCTGCAGAAAAACTCCAAGAAGTAGCTACGATGGTTGACATGCGGTTTGGTCCGGGAACTTGGAAGGGTATAGTCATTGAACGAGCTAATCGTATCAAGGCTGCAAAGGAAGCTGCAGCAGCAGCCCGAAGAGCAGAAAGGCTAAGACAAGAAGAAATGATGGAGAACATCAAGGTAGTGGCTCTGATAGTAATGGTTTTTGCAATCGGTATTGGACTCCTGATAGCGTTGATGGTTTCTACTGCATCTGCCTTCATTAATTAAATTCTTGACTAAACTTCAAAATTTGTATATAATACTTTTGAAGGGAACACTATGAAACAACTTGCAATAGACGCACTGCGTTACAGATATGAGGCACAGAAAAAAAGTGCGAAATATATTCTCACAAATTACTTCCAAAATCCAGCAGCTATTGGGGAGCATCCTGACCTTCTTGAAGAAATGGACAAAGCTATTGGAAGCTGGGAAGAAGCTAACAGTAAGCTTCAAGCTTTGGATGACATTACAGATGAAGGGTATCCGTCCCTGTTTGACTAATTACCTTGCACTGGGTTTGCTAAATTGCGGCAAGCCCTTTACTCGTGTAGGGAATTGGTTTTGGAAGTTGCACTGCAAGGTTATTCGTCGAGACAGATAGTGAAGACTGTTATTTATCGGCACCAGAGACTAAAGCCATACAACTTGAGACACACTTCTTCACCCCCTTTGTTACTAAAAGAAAAACAACTAAAATTAATAAGTGAAACAGACTCGTTAAAGAAATACGTTATCATAGGAAAATAGGGCAATGCCACAATTACAGTCTGGTTCCAAGTTTCGTACCGAAGTTGTGGCGTTAGGTTCTACGGATAAAACAAACGTATACACGGTACCTGCTAATTTCTCTTCTCATTTAGAAAACCTCTTTGTAAGTAACAATCACACGGGTAATGTGACGTTGAGCCTACATCTTTTTCACGCAGACGACAACACAGAGTATACACTAATGACTACTTACAACGTTTCTGGGGGTTCTTACGAATCAATTTTTACAGTAGACAAACCCTTATATCTACATGCAGGTGACATTATTAAGTGTACAGCAGGTACGGCAGACAAGTTGGTTGTAACCACATCTTGTGAAGAATTTTTTGACGCGGCTCGACGGGCCTAACTTAGATACGATAGGAGACACAAATCATGGCGATTACAACTGCAATGTGTAGTAGCTTTAAGCAAGAACTTCTGGGCGGTACACATGATTTGGATTCCGACAGCATCAAGGTTGCGTTAATTAAATCATCTATGTCTGGTACTTACAATGCTGCTACCACGAACTATTCAGATGTGACGGGGAATAGCGACGAAGCCAGCGGAACAAACTACACTACAGGGGGCCAAGTACTAGATAGCCCTGCTATTTCTTTGAGCGGAACCACTGCACTCGTTGATTTTGCAGACGAAGTATTTTCAAACGTAACAGTATCAGCAGATGGCTGTATAATCTACAATGCTGGGCAGAGCAACAAGGCTATTGCTGTTGTTGACTTTGGCGGCACAGTTTCAGCAACCGCTGGTAACTTAACGATTCAGTTTCCGGCAGCAGATGCATCTAACGCCATAGTCCGTATTGCGTAAGGAGTAGCTATGGCAGTCATAGCACAGTCTGCAAGATATGGCTCTGGTTTATTCGGTGTATCAAAGTTTGGAGTTACAAATCTATCTAAGGTTCTTACGGGTGTAGTAGGCACTACTAACACACCGTCGCTTACGCAGACTCACACCTCTAATCCCACTCTTACTGGTGTTTCCGCAACAACGTCGTTGGGTGCTGTAGAAATATTCATTGTTGTAGACGTTGTGGGAGTGTCTGCCACAGGTGCTGTAGGTTCAGTAGGAACATCTACTTCAGCCGGTTTGTCTGGTATTCAGGGAACATCTGCTGTAGGCACTATAAGCACCACAGCAGTTGTATTTAATTATAACGCGGTTCGTGACTTATACGATAGACGACGCACTGTTAATATTGAGAGAGCAGCCTGATGCCGCTAACAAGCTTTGAACGAACAGTACTTGTAGTGTTGGACCCCAGAGTTGTCCTCATTGAAAGTATTGGCAACAGCTTTACCCGCACAGTTTACGTGGAGTAATTTATGTCTTACAAATGGCCCTTTAAAGACCCCGGAGAAACACTCGACTACAGTATAGACTGGTCGAGATTTCTTGGTTCCGCAACTATTTCTTCAGTTGTGTGGTCTGTAGAAACTAGTACGTACTCTACTCGTACTGTTTTAGCAGCCGGAGAAGACCTGACTACTGCATCTAGTTCGGCAGTAACTGACAGTATCCAGAATGTTTCCCAAACAAACACTAATACGGTGGCTACAATAAACATAGCAAGCGGCGTTAACACAAGAGACTACACTTTCTTTTGTACTATAGTAGATAGCACGGGCAGCACAGCAATCCGTTCGGTTAACTTAAAAGTGAGGACACGGTAAAAGATGGCGTATGATTTTCTCAGCTTAACCAACGATGTTGCTAAACGTTTAAACGAAACAGAATTAACATCCACGAACTTTGCTGCTGCAGCAGGATTTTACTCTGCAATTAAAGAGGCTGTGAACTCTGCAATTCGACATGTTAATCAGTCTCATTTTGGCTGGCCCTTTAACCACAACGTTTACGAACAAACCTTAACTGCAGGTATAACTCGCTATCCTATCCCAACGCAAGCAAAATACGTAGACTTCGACACTTACAGAGTTCGCCGTAACACTACTCTGGGCGTAGGACGAGCGCAACATTTAACACAGTTATCCTATGATGAATATGTAGACATATATATTGACCAAGAGGATGAGACAGACGTTACAAAGGGGGCAGCACCTCAATTCGTATTTCGAACACAGAATGCAGAATTTGGTGTAGTTCCTATGCCTGACAAAGCATACCAAGTCGATTTTGAATACTTCATGGACCCCGTTGACTTAATTCTCAATACAGATGTTCCTACAATTCCAGAACGGTTTCGTCACGTTATTATTGATGGTGCCATGTACTACGCCTACATGTTTCGTGACAACATAGAGATGGCTTCAGTGTCACAGCGCAAATTTGATGAAGGTATCAAGCAGATGAGAACTGTAACTGTCAACGAAAACGTTTACATGAGAGCATCGTAGAGTATGCCGGACCGTTGGCAAACATACGCCATCGAATTTAAGGGTGGCCTGATTACGAACCTGTCTCCGTTGCAGCATGGTGTTAATGCTCCGGGGTCTGCTCGTATCCTGCGTAACTACGAGCCTTCTGTTCAGGGGGGTTATCGAACAGTCTTGGGGTACTCCAAGTACGACAGCAATTTGGTTCCCCCGTTTGGTACACCGCTGGTTCATGCAGGGTCGCAGTCAGGAACAACTCTTGTAATCGGAAACCTGTACACCACACCCGTTGCAGGGGATACCTTTACTATAGCGGGGGTAACCGGAACGTACACAATTGCTGGAAGTGGCGTTAGTTTTAGTTCTACGAACAAACGAGCCACTCTAACTTTAACGTCTTCGCTTGCAAGTAGTCCCGCCGACCAAGCTGCAGTAACCTTCACATCTGGTGCGGGTATTATGCAGGGAGTTCATACCTTTGAAAGCGCAGTAATTGCAGCACGAGGGGATGACCTGTTTAAATCAACAGGGTCTGGCTGGTCAAAGATAAACACGCCCAGCTATGGAACAGTGCTAGTAAATGCAGGTTCACAGACCGGAACGAGCTTAGACGTTGACGGCATAACCGGAACACCCCAAGCAGGTGATACTTTTACTATTGCAGGTGTAGCTTTAATATACACCCTAACAGCCACCCCATCAATAACCAGCGGTGGCGCAACCTTCGCTATCAATCCCGCCCTGAACAGCAGCCCTGCAGACAATGCTGTAATTACATTCCGTAGCGTAGACCGTTCAGGAATGGCTCGACACAGGTTCGCAAACTTTAATTACAGCGGCACTGACTTTATGGTAGGGGTAGATGGAGTTAATGTACCGTTTATTTATGATGGAAACACCTTTACAGCCCTAGACGGTATTCCTACAGAGGGCGTTGGAGCTAGCCACGTTGCAGACTTTAAGAACCAACTGTTTTTTGCAAAGGGTTCAAACCTCGTATTTACTTCCCCTTACACTTCTACTGATTTTTCTGCAGCCAATGGTGCGGGAACATTAAATGTAGGTAGTGCAATTACAGGGTTGATTATTTTTAGAGAACAGCTTATAATATTTAGTGAGAGGTCTATCAAGCGATTAGTTGGAAACACCATTGCAGACTTTCAACTACAACCCATCACTCTTGATACAGGCTGTACAGAAACAGATACAATTCAAGAGATTGGTGGGGATATCCTTTACTTAGGACCAGATGGGATTAGAAGCCTGTCTGCAACTGAAAAGATTGGGGACTTTAATTTAGCAGTTGCATCAAAAGTTATACAGGATGATGTAACAGACTTTGTAACTGCCCACACCTCTTTTAGCAGCGTAGTCATCAGACCAAAGAGCCAGTATAGACTTTTGGGATACAACGCTAGTTTTACTGAATCTTCATCACGGGGTATTGTGGGTTCTCAAGTAGAACAGGCAATTAGCTGGGCAGAAATCAGAGGGTTCAAGGCGCATGTTGCCAGCAGCAACTTGTACGAGGGAACAGAAACCATCGTATTTGCTAATGACAACGGGTATGTTTACAAGATGGAATCTGGGAACAGCATGGACGGGGCTGACATCTTCTCCACCTTTGCAACACCCTTCATACCCATAAATGACCCTCGTGTTCGCAAAACCATATACAAGTTATTTTTGTACGCAGACCCAGATGGCAGTTTAATTAGTGAAGTAAACTTACTGTTTGATTTTAATGATTCAAATGTAATTCAACCCGCTGCTTTTAATTTCAACAACACATCGGGGTCAGGTGTTCCAGCATTCTACGGAACCGCCGTTTACGCAACAAACACCTACGGCGGCACAGTACAGAAATTATTTGAAAGCCAGACAGTCGGTTCTGGGTATGTTGTTTCGGTGCAGTTTCGCACAAACTCGACAAACGCACCACACTCACTAGACGCAGTTACGCTCGAATACGGCACTTACGGGCGGCGATAAAGGAAGGATATAAAGATGGGTCAGGGCTATACAAGGAATGACACCTCTAACAACATAGCAGACGGAAACGTTATCAACGCCTCTGATTTGGACGGCGAGTTTAACGCGGTAGATGCTGCTTTTAACGAATCTTCGGGACACACTCACGACGGCACGGCTGACGAGGGTGCGCCTGTTACTGTCTTGGGTCCGGTGCAAGACTTTGTTGCAAGTGCCACAGAGATTAAACCGAAAACCTCAAATACCCTAGACATTGGCACGGCCTCTCTGCAGTTCAAGGATATGTATTTGGATGGAACCGCTTACATAGATGGCTTGGGCGAGGACATCCTAGTTGCAACAGATAAGAAGGTGCAGTTCCGCGACACTGCTCTGTTTATAAATTCTAGCACGGACGGTCAACTTGATATTGCTGCGGATACAGAGGTAGAAATAACAACTGCCCTCGTGGAAATATCCGCTGATGCAACTGTTGGGGATGACCTAACACTAAAGTCTGATGCTGCCGTTCTTGGATTTGGGGCAGACACAGATGTAACTCTGACTCACGTTGCTGACACCGGGTTGTTACTTAATGCAGCAATGGTAGTTCAATTCCGCGACTCAGCAATTAACATTGGCTCACCTGCTGATGGTGACTTGGATATCAACGCAGATGACGAGATTGAACTCAACTCAACCCTGATTGATATTAATGGTAACTTAGATGTTAGTGGAACAATCGTAGGTGCAAGCACTCTTTCTGCAACAACAGGAACATTTAGTGGTATTCTAAAAACTGATGATGCGACTGAGGCAACAAGCACAACGGATGGTTCACTTCAAACTGACGGTGGTTTGTCTGTTGTTAAAGACGCTGTATTCGGTGATGATATTAAATTGTTGTCAGATAGTGCAGTAATTCATTTTGGTGCAGATAGTGATATTACATTAACCCATGCGGCTGATACTTCTCTTGCTACAAATGGAGTAATGATTGCAACAACCTTTGAACCTACTGGTGACACAGCAGCCGGTGACAATGCAGCCATTGGGTATACCGCTGCTGAAGGTCTGATTCTGACAGGGCAAGGTTCTACATCAGACATCACGTTGAAGAACGATGCTGATGCTACAGTGTTCACTGTGCCTACTGGTACGGATGATATCCTGTTCCCAGACAATGCCAAAGCTATGTTCGGTGCTGGGTCTGATTTGCAGATTTACCACGATGGGTCGAATAGCTATATTGTAGATACTGGAACTGGTGGTCTTTTCCAAAAAGCTAATGCTGAATGGGCCGTACAATCACAAGGCACAGATGAGTATTTTATTCAGGCGGCATCTAACTCCTTTGTGAAGCTGTTTTTCAACGGCTCTGAAAAACTCGCCACCACCAACACAGGCGTGGATGTCACTGGCACACTTGTTTCTGATGGATTGACAGTATCGGGTGATGCTGTATTTGAACCAGACAACGATGGTGTTCGCATTACTGGTACAAACTACGCAACATTGCGTTTGGAAGAAAATGACACGACAGATTTAAACACGACAATGTTTAATTCTGCTGGCAAGTTTTCAATCTCTACTAGCAGCGATAACAGAGCATCTGCGACAGAACGAGTAACTCTTAACCATTCAACTGGCAACTTAAATCTTCTATCGGACAGTGTGGGGATTGGTGCAGCCAATGACCAAGCTGTTGTTGCCGCTGCCGAACCTCTTGTTGTTACGGCTGATGGAAGTTCTGTTGGCACAAATGAAGTGGCGCATTTTGCGTATCCGCAAACATCAGGCAATCTCTTTGGCATGAGGCTAAGACAGGTTGTAACTTCTGGCGTGGTTAATCACACCTTTGCTACATATAATAATGGAACAGAGTATGCAAGCAACCTTGTTTTAGAGGGAGGCCAAGTCGCCATTGGTACAAGTTCACCGGCATTTCAACTTGATGTTAGAGGGAATGTAGCGTCTAATTATCTTGCCTACTTCATTAACGATGGAAATAACTCAAATCGCTATGGGGTTTTAGTTCAAGCTGGTGCAGATAGCGGTGACGGAACTCTTATTGGTTTTAATGACGGTGATGGAACAGGCGTAGGTGGAATTACATTTTCTGGTGGCACAGTTACCTATGGCGCATTTACTGCACAGCACCCTTGTATTATTCCTGACGCAGATAATGACCCAGATAGTGATTTACCTGCGTACCCATATGGAACACTGTTAGAAACTACTAGCCTTTCATACATTCCAAAAAGTGATGGCACTGACAGTGAAAGGGGCATTAGATACCATGTGCGTAAAACCCAGACTGCCAATAGTAAAGCGGTTTTAGGTGCTTATGGTTGTTCTATGAATGGTGGACCAGAAAATCAAACCAACGAACATCAAGCTTTAGTTCTTGGTGATGGTCACATTCTTTGTAACAACAGTGGCGGCAATATAGAAATGGGTGATGGTATTTGTTCATCTGCCGCCGCTGGTATAGGCCAGAAAGCAACAGCTAATCCATCCATGATTATTGGTATCGCCCAAGAAGCAGTAACTTTTTCTAGTGACACCGAAACTAAATTAGTGGCTGTCCAATATGGTCTACAGCAGTTTATTCCGTGGAGTTAGTCCACATCATAGATACCCTAATCGGGATAGTCGTAATGGGCGGTGCTTGGTATCTTGGCAGTGTAGCCAAAGAAATAAAACGAATAGACATTCTGGTTAATCGAACCCGTGAAGACTACGCAACTCGTGGTGAAACACGGGACGATATGCACCGTGTAATGGATGCGTTGCACAGAGTAGAAGATAAGCTGGACAAGGCTCTGGGAAGAGGAAGCTAACCTATGGTAAACATAGTAAAAGAAATGACATCGGCAGCGACGGGAGCAGCTACCGCACCCGGAACAGTGACGACAACTAAACTCACTGAGGATGCAGGGACTATTATACAGGACCCATCCCTAACAGGACTAGACCCTCTAGCCCCCACCGCTATTGCAGATACCACCGGACTTGTCACAACAACTCCTACCTCGTCTTCTCCAACTGTGGGACAAGTAGGCGCAATAGATGATGTCAGTTCTAAACTAGATACTTTAGGTCCTGCAACAGCAGCCCAACTAACTCCCACGGGTCCCTACGTTGACATGACAGGTGTACAGGCAGGCCCCTCTGCAGGGGCTATTGCTACTGCAGCAACAGACCAGCTAGACCCACGAGCTACCACACAATATCAGCTAGGCCAGCTAATGTCGTCCCTGCAAAGCGGGGGTCCTATGCCGCCGTGGGCCGCACCAGCGGTTCGCAAAATCGGTTCGGTTATGCAGGCTCGTGGCTTGGGTTCCAGTTCGATGGCAGGGGCGGCAATGACGCAAGCCCTCATGGAGTCTGGGGTGGCTATTGCCCAGCAGGATGCGAACAAGTACGCAACCATCCAGTTGCAAAACCTGAACAACAAGCAGCAAACTGCTCTTGCAAATGCCGCCACGTTCGCAGCGATGGACAAGGCGAACCTAAATGCCCGTATGCAGGCTGCAGTCACGAACGCACAGTCCTTACTTTCAGTAGACTTGAAGAACTTGGACAATGAACAGAAGTCCAGCACCCTAACCTATAGCGCACTTGTTCAGGGTATGTTCAAGGATTCAGCAGAAGAGAATGCTCGAAAGCAGTTCAACGCCAAGAACCAGCTACAGGTAGAAGAGTTTTTTGCGGAACTAGGCGCACAGGTGGATACAGCAAATGCTAACCGTGTTGCAGCCATGCGGCAATTTAACACATCAGAAGTTAATGCAATGAGTCAGTTCAATGCGAATATGATAGACTCGCGGGACAAGTTTAACGCGCAAATGAAGTTCGCAGTTGACCAGTCTAACGTTGTGTGGCGTAGAGAAATTAACACCACGAACACCGCTCTTCAAAACGAAACAAACCGCATAAACGCCCAGAATGCTTTTAACATGAGCCAGAATGCCTTGAACAATCTTTGGCAGTCGTATCGCGACAACGCTTCTTGGAACTTTCAAAAGAGCGAGAATGCCAAGCAGCGCGAACACGACATTGGAACACTTGCAATGCAGTTCGCGAACAGCGAGAAGCTATACACCCAAGCTCAAAAGGATGAGTTGGCATCTGGTATTGGCAACTTTTTAGCGTCGTGGGCAGCTAGTGCTTTATAAAGGAATAATTAGATGGATTTTTGGGACACAATTGTAGAGTACGCAGACAAAGCATGGGACTGGGGCGGGGACCTCGTAGGAGAGGGTGCCGATTGGTTAGTAGGCGTAGAACAATTTACAGATGAAGGGGGCGACTACTCCATAGGGTATGAAGGTGGGGTGATGGGCTTTCTAGACTCAGCTTTTGACTACAGCACAGGAAGCTCCACTATTCTAGACGCTGCCGGAAACATTATAGGCAGCGGAGCCAGAGCCTACTTGCAATCACAAAAGGGAGGAGGACCGTTCCAAACTCCCCAAATAAAAGCTCCCAAAATTACCCGCTCAGCATCTACAGTAAATGTGGCAGGATTATCTTCTCTTAACAATCCCATAGGAGTAAACAACCCAGATGTACGAGCCGCTATGCAGCGACTTTCTCAGCGAACCAACGTCAACCCACAAATGCAAAGTATTTCACAACAGTACATGACAAAAAGACAGGGTGCGAAAACTATGGGATTAGAGTCAAGCTCTTTGGCTAGGGTCAGAACCGCACCGGCAGCTTCTGTTCGAACAGAGTCCAAACAAGAGGTAGTATAGATGACTAGTATTGACCAGCGTTATGGCGATAGGTTCGCCCCTGCACCGTCGGGACATTCCTTAACTCAAGATAATTCCCAGTGGCCTTGGGGGCAGCCCCCACAGGATGTTGACCCTGACCTTGCACTGGAAAAAGTGATTGCCAAAATCAAACGGCCCAAGTTGAAAGACGAGATGCTAAAGCTGTTGATGATTGGTGTATCTATTGAAGTCATCATTGAGGGCATTATATTTCAGGGGTTCCAAGAGGGCATGTTTACCCCGGACATGGGTATGCTTATGAAGCCGTCCCTTGCACTGTTCATTGCGGATTTGGCAGAGGAAGAGAATATCCCATACCGGCTGTTCGAGAATGACAATGCCGGTCAGGAACGTGAGATGGACGACGAGACATTCTTCCGCATGATGAAAGACAACAACCCCCGCATGTTTGAGTTTGTGCAGGAAAACATAAATGCCAAGATACGCTTGGGCATGATGCCAGAACCGCCCGAAGAAGATAAGGGCTTTCTAACTGAAAAGAGGGGGGCGGAATAATGAGCATTGGAATAGCATTCGCAACGGGGGCCTTGAAGGGCTGGACATCCACCAAAAGAGCTATGTTGGAGACAGAGAAGGCCAAGAAGGCAGCAGAAGTTGCAAATGAAAGGTTCTACGAAGAACAGTTTTTTGAGTTGGCTGGTAAGGAAGACGCGAACCCTAGTGTCCTCAGTGCATTGGCAAAAAAGACGGGTATGACAGATATTGAAATTGCCAACACGGTTAATAAAGTTGGAAGTACTTTTGGTTATAATCAACTTCAGTTTCCGAAGCCTTACAAAACATGGACAGAAGATATTTCCAGACTTCAGGATAAAACAAAAGCTGGAGGAACTTGGCTAACTACATACAATAATATTTCTGCAGATATCACTCAACAAGACAGAATGATAAATCACTTTAGTCAAAATCCAGAAGATTTACAGTCTTTTAAAAATGATGTGCAGATGTACTCTGCCCTGTACATTGACGGTCAAAGACTAAACAAGGTGACTGGGAGTGTCGAGTCAGAATACATACACCCCGAAGACCAGTTTAAAAACCTGTTCACTTTTATGAATAAACTACAGCCTGCAATTAAAGGGGAGCCAAACGCTGCTAATCAGGTTACAGAAACCGCGTACTCAACGTTGATAGAAAACGAAGTAACAATGGGGCTTATAAACAACCCTGAAAATGCTTTTGTATTTTCTTTTCTTACTGTCGATGGAAAAACAAAAAATGATGCCTACGAGTTTGCTGACCAGACTGATATAGATGCCGTAGGACGACTAGCCACAAATTTAGGATACGGTGGTGACAGAAAAGGAATACAAACACTGATAACAAACTATTCGGATATCGGACGAGCATCAAGTACGGAAGAAGCTTTTGATAGCCTACTATCTGCTGTAGAGATGGAAAAGCTGGGGTACGGAATGTTGTCCAAAACTCTTGGCGGTGACCAAGTTATGAACCAACAATTTTCACAATACATTAAAGACGAGTTTGGTGGGGACCATCGTGCGGCTATCCAAGCGTACGCTCCCCTAATTAAATTAAAAGAAGATAAGGTTCCTGTGGTTGCTGGTATACCAAAAAGAACAGTGATGAAACCCCCTGAAGATTATTTCAAAAACAACGGTCTTAAAAGAGCGAAAGTAATCGACCAGTATGAGGCAAACCAAACCGCTCTTCGTCAACTTGCCAAATTAAACGAATTGCTTCAACAGGACAATACCCCTACAGGTTTAAAAGCCGCAATGCAAGCTGTTGGTTTTGGTATTTTTGGAGAGGGCGGTCAGCTAAGTCAGTTTTTTGGAAGTTTTGAAACAGAAGATGGTACAAATGCAGAAACTCTATCAGAAGTAGCAGTACGTGCAGGATTTCTTTCTAAAGAATCAGCCATGAATTTATCAGTAATTGATTCGTTGAAGTTATCTCTTGCAGCGCAGATGGCTCGTGCCGTAGACCCATCAGGTCGCTTGTCGAACCAAGACTTTGAAATACAGTTACGACGTTTAGGTCAAACAGGGTTGTTTACATCTAAGCCACAGGCTACTGCTGGTTTAAGTCAAGTCATTGACGATTTCGAAACCAATAGTCGTCGTTTACAGGTTCTATATGAAGTTGCACAAGTTGATGCGACAGAATTTGGAAAACGTGAAATTCGCGTCTTAAAAGCTGACTCAGTAATTCGTCGTATTGAATATGCAAACTATACGAATACAACACCCAGAACTACCATAGACAACTCTACCAGTGAAGAGCCAAAGGACAATTTGGTGCTGGACCCTTCAGGGTATTATACGGATGGACAAGGTAACTTTTACACTGATAAGGACGGTACAAAACCAGCGGCTGCAGAAGATGTTTTAAAAGCAATGGGAGTGGGGACCTAACCTATGGCAGAGCCACAAGAAGTTTCAAAGCCTGTGGAAGAACGGGACATTGTAGGATTCGATAAATCTGGGGATGCTCCGGCTACGGATACCAAACCCCAGCGCATATCTATTGCTCCCGTAGAAAGAATGGTTGAGCTAGGCGATGCTGCCAAGACAGATGTTGTTTTAGACCCTGTTGTTGGAGTCACGACAAAATCAACTGCCCTAGCTCCTGCTGCAGCAGAAGACATCCAAGCCCAACAGACGGGTACTGCGTGGGAAGATGTTCTTGCGGGTAGGGTAGAACAGGTAGGCGACATTAAGATTAATGACCGTGTTTTGGAGTTTGCGAACAAAAATCCAAAGGCCATGCTTGCTTTGCGTTCTGCGTGGGCCAAGTCGTCACAGCCAAAGGTTCCCGGCGAGGACGTTATCATACCGTTCACTCGTGAGGGAGAAGTGGTTGCCTCTACTGTTATAGAAGACCCCTTGATGGTTCCGGCTGCAGAACGCTACGCCCAAGGTCGCTTGGAACTAGACAACCTTGTTTCCCAATATGTACAGGACCCGATGGTTCGTCAAATATTCGTGAACCGGTTTGAAACTGGGGACTTCTATAGCTCCCTAGAGACACGCCTAGCAGAAGCAGGGCAGTTCGTCGTTACAGGCATTCCTATGGCTAGTATCATGGGATATCATGCCTTGGGTGCGTACACTGACTCCCAGCAGAAGGGAACTACCTTTTCAGACGAGTGGAGTTCGCGGGGCAATGACATAGACCAAGCCTTGGATTCTACCTACAAAGCCATAGATAGCGTATTGCCAAACCCAACTATGAAGATGGCGTTTAATGATAGCATTCACGATGAGCTACAGACCAAACTAGACAACAACGAGATTACTGAGGAACAGTACAACTCTCGTGCAATGATTGAGTTAGAAGACGGTACGCTACAGAAAAAAGAATTTATAACAGATGAAGCATCCGCAAACCTCATTGACCTAGCGTTTAACAGGTTACCTAAATCTCAAAAGTTCGGCGTTATGTTTCTTGAGAATGTGATTGGCCTAGCAGGTCCCGGTCAGGTTCGTAGTCTAGGGGCAGTTCGGAAGTTTGAAAAGTTAAAGGATTCGTACAAGGGTACTAAGACAGGCGATTTATTAGCTGATGTGGATGACCCGTTTGAGGCTGCTCAGATAATTAACAATGCGGCAGGACGAACCAAGATAAATATAAAAGCCTTGAGTGTTGGTATCGCTCAACAGAGAACTACTCAGGCTATGGGTAGACTAGATACTGACCTGCGCGAACTAGACCTAGAGATGGACTCTCTAGTTCGTCAGGGTACGCTCAAAACCAGTTCGGAGTACAAGGTTCTGGAAGGTCAGCGTCAGAATTTAATTAACCGCAAGATGAATGCCAAGTATACCTTGAAGGCATATCCGTACTTGAAGCAAAATACAGAGGATGCGCTCATACTGTCGGCTGCACAACTTGGTGCGCGAGAGTACCTAGCTGAACCATTTGGACTAGACCCCATGACCGCCGAAGCTCTTGGGTTAGTTACTATGGCAGTAGGGGGAGCGTCTATAACTAGATGGGTAGGCGGCAAAGCTGCTAACTTTGTTAGCGCACCCAAGCTAGGTTTCGGAGATAGCGTACATAGTATTGCAGACATAGTTACCTTTGGAAAAATGAAAGGGTTTCAACTACAAGACAATACCATAAACGAATACATAAAAGCAGTACGACTCGAAACTAACAATCCTAACTTTGATTTGACATCACAGCAGCGCAAGGGAATCAACTATTCAATCAGACTAATTAACAATACCACATCTCCCCAAGCCCGCGAACAGATTTTGCAGGCAATTGATGACTACGTTGAATTACAGGATAGGATTGTGGGACAGTTCCCGGAAGCCGCACAAGCTCAAGCAAGAGAGTTGTTTACCCAATCATTCTCCACTGCCTCTGGACTAGGCCCTATGGCAGCGTTGCACTCATTGGCTGTAAATAAGATTGATGCTAAACAACTAAAGAAGTTCGACGGAACCTACATGACAGACATCATGGAACAGGCCGATGCACAGGTTCGCGCAACGGAAGCTGCCTTAGATAACTTTCAGGAATTTATAAGAGGGACCGACGGAATTGCAGACCGGGAATCGTTAGAGGCGATGCTAGATAGCACCCGGAAGGCGACAGAGAAGTTTAAAGATGACTTGAGGAGACGAACAGAAACAACCCAAGAGGTTATGGCTGATATTCGCAAACAGGTTCTTGCAGACCCTACCATTGATATACCAGAAGGATTTCTTAAAAATCTGGTAGAAGTCGATGTTGCTATGAAGAAGCGGCTGGGTACACTTGTTGACGAACGTAAAGCAATAGGCGAAGTCGTCACGGATATCTATGAGGGCGTTACAAAGCGAGTAACAGCCCTGAAGGGTCGTCGAGGAAAGGGTAAGGGATACACAGCAGCACTGTCTCGTGCTATGGAAGATACCCTAGACGCTCACCTAGAAAGCATGTATGCAAAGGGCGATGCAGCTTACAACGGGGTTCGCGAAGCCGCTAAAACATCTGAGCCTATTGACATGCACGATGCTGTTGTTGACCTGATGAATAAAGCAGGTGACACAGACATGGCTACCTTCTTTAGTCCCAGCGGGCAGTTCTTTGCAGGACGTATGGGTCGCATGGCTTACAAAACATTTGATGACATGGTAAAACGAACCATACCCGAAGACGCTATGGCTGAAATTCGAACTGTCTTAATAAGCAATGGAAGCGGTGAAGAACTCGTCAATAGCATGACAAACCTCGAAGTAGCCCTCGAAATGCAGCGAATCTCGCCCACCTTCCGTCCCTTTGCCAAGGCAAACGCCTACGAGGTCGATGAGATGCGACGTTCTTTTAGGGATTATGCCTATGGTGTTAGCAAAACCAAGCCTGAACTGGCTAATGAGGCTAAGATGTTTAAGCAGACTATGGACAGAGCTATTCGAAATCAAGACGAGGCAATGTTTAATCTGTTGTCCAAAGCTCGTACAAAATACAAAGACGAAATAGGCGATAGACTACGAAGGGGCAGTACGGTTCGCAAACTGGACGACTCTAGGGAGGGTGGAGAGAAGGTATCTGTAGAAGCATCCGACATGACACGGTATCGCTACGCAAACGAAACTCCTCTTAGTAACTACCGCCCAATAACAGGGAAGATAACAGGAGCCTTGCAGGGTAAACCTGCTGACCAAGAAGCTCTTAGAACTATGGTTCAAAACCTTGCAACCGACTGGGGCGATAGAGTCAACGGACAGGTGGTCTTTAATCTAGATACTCCTGAAGGCAAGGCCAAGTTCGAAGCCATTCAAAATATACTTCACGAACAGGTGTACGCCGACTGGACCGAACGAGCCATAGCTGTCTTTGAAAAAACAGATGGCCCTGCGAGTATACTAGATGGCGGCTATAATTTTAAGAACCTTGCAGACCAAGATGTCATAGAAGAGATAACCACTATTAGAGTTATACAGGGTGGTGGTCCCCCGAAGGAAGTACCCCTGATAAACCTAGGGGACATGTATGCCGACCAGAGGGACATAAGCAAGCTCATCAGGGACAGCAAGAATGTTCAGAAAAGGTACAAAGATTTTGCATCCGACTTTGCAGATGCTTCTAGCCAAGCTAAGTTAAATGCTGCGAACAACGTAAAGCTGGATGAAGATTCCCTAAACGTACTACAGAGGTTTACAGGAGATATAACTCCTGATGATTTCTACAACCTGTATGTCTTAAATGGTTCGCAAAGTAAGTTAGATACCCTACGAACCAGCTTTGTTTCTGCCGTTGTCAAAACAGGCAAGACACAAAAAGAAGCGGAAGCCATGCTAGACCGTGCAATCAGCGGCATGATATCCAAAGGCTTTATGAACCGTGGAAGTCTTCAGCCTGTACAGGGCATGAAGATGACAGCCTTGAACATGGATAAGATGAAGGTTCGTCAATTCACAAGCCCTCAGACGATGCTCTTAGACATTCAGGATAATCGTGAAATACTAGACTCCATGCTAGGAGCAGACCACGTAGATTACCTGCGCGATATTGCAGACTTCCTAGACCGTGCTGCTGGTTCCCGGATGAACATAGACGGCGTTGTAAACGGATACTCTGTCAACGAGGGCTTGAGTCGCCTCTATAACATCAGCAGAGGAATGGTCAGCCCCCTCTACGTTACTTCAGAATTTGCAGTTAGAATTGCTGCACAGTCAGGTATAGAAACCCTACAACTTGCAGCCGGAAACAAAGAAGCGGCACGGATAATAAACAACATGTTCAAGTACCCTGAATTGGTTACACGGACAGACATCGACAATTTGAATGGTCTATTGACTGAGTTTGTTTTTACAGAACTGGCTCGTATAGGCCAACGTGAACTACCCACACTATATGATGAGGAACAAGAAGATGATGAAACCAATATCCAAGAATAACAAAGGACTTCCTAAACTACCCAAATCAGTTCGTAACAGCATGGGCTTCATGGCTCGTGGCGGTAAAGCCAAGAACTACGCCTATGGCTCTACGGTTCGCAGCCCCATGAACCCGGAAACAAACATGAACCCACAAATGAATCCTATGATGCCCCGCGCACAGAAGGGTATGATGCAGCCGATGATGGGTATGATGTATGGCGGAAAGGCCAAGAAAAAGAATGGCTCCTAAAATCAAAACAGTTCCGGCACCGCGAGGTTACCACTGGATGAAGAAGGGTGCGGGGTATCAGCTAATGAAAAACCCCAAGGACGGCTATAAACGTCACAAGGGGTCTAGTTTACGCGCTCGTTTCTCTGTTCAAGAAAAACACAGTAAATAGTTAGATATATCTACTAGACCTCTCCATCATCTCATTTCCTACTGATTTTAAATAACGCAAAAGACTTGCTACCTTGAAGGTTCCTTCATAAGATGGCAGGTCTTTTTCCATTAGGCGGCTAAACTGTTCGGGGTCTACAGAGTCCATATCCAACTCTATGTTTCCCTTATCATTCATGTGTGCTGTGAACTTAAACAGTTCAGCTTTAGGATGCTTGTTGCTCATCTTTGTACGCCTTAATTACATCAGAAGAAAACAGTTTCTGCAAGTTCACGAGGTACATCCGTGAAGCGTTATTGTCACCGCCACTCACGGACCTTTTATAGTCTAGGTTTTCAATGATTCGTTTTAGGGATGGTACGTCGAACACAAGGGTTGCAAAAGTATCCTCTCCTATGCACAGATTGTGGAACCAGTAGTCGGCTTCAGTAGCGTTGATACCACTAGGCTTTCCATAGGATTCATACTCAATCGCTATGTTGCCTGTATTCACCCACATGCCTCGCTCAGACTTTACTTCTATCTTCTTGTCTGTGAGCATGTCAGCAACCCGCTGTTCGCGAACCTTACCATACGATAAGTCTAAGTCGAACTTCTTACGGTCACTCACTACTGGCTCCATGCTGTTCATTAGGCTGCTTCTTTCTTTAACGCTTCTGCGAGTGTCTTCATAAAAGTTGTCTGCGATGCCTGTAGCTGACCCATTCTAAGATTTAATTTGTGTATCTGGTCGCGTACATCTCTAAGCTGCATAACAAGATACTGTTCTGTATACTCCATCTTGTCAACATCATATTCTACATCGTCCAACGTGACGGTGTTTTTTTGTTTCTTACTCATTGTCTTCATCCTCTGGTAAATATACCATTACAAACGCATTGCAAGTTGGGCAACTCAGGTTGGTTTCCATAACAAACCCATCTAGGTCTGAGTCATGGTCACCACCCCAAATTAACTCACTATTACAGTGCCAGCAATTCATGCTGCTGTCAAGTCTACGATTTCACACACCCCTGATGAACAGGCAAGCTCCTGCGAACCACTGGTGTTATCTTCTTTCTCGAACTCTGCTAGGTTCTCCCAGTCAATGTGAACCACATTCATACGCTCCTGCCACTCCGTATACTCATCAGGCTCTATGTCTTGATAGGGTGCCTGCTGATATGTGTGGTCACTGTGAGGCAGGAACGATACACCAGAGGCTACATCAAAGTTCTCGTACACCCATGCACCAACTTCCATCCACTCGTGTTCCTTCACAGTTACAGTGATGGATGGCTTGTGTTCGCACCAGTGTATAGCGTAAGTCTTCCACAGTTCTAACTGTTCAATAGCCGACATCTGTGTTCTTGTAACGGCACCTGATGGTGACTTCATAGGAAAGCTAAACACAGTAACACTGTCAGGCTTACCCATGTCTCTCTCTGATGGCACACCACTATTGATAAGGAACTGTGTCAACGGGTCTTTGTTATCGCCGCGAACTGTCCTGATAAAGTGGTCGTTGTGTCTTGCATGTATCCCGCTTGCTGCGTCCACCAGTTGAGACACAGTACCCGACGGCTTTACACAGGTGATTGCACTGCTCACTGGGATTCCAAGCATGTTCGCAAACTCCCGGTTCGTATCTACTGCGACTT